AAGAATGAAGAGCGAGGGTTTAGATTTTGAATAAGACTGGATCATTATTTCCCCAGAGCAGTGAGTGGCTACCGCCGCAGAATTTCCCTGACCTGTCGGAGGCAAAAGAGATTGCCATCGACCTTGAGACCTGCGATCCAAACCTAGAAAAGTTTGGGCCGGGATGGCCGCGCAACGACGGGTTCATTGTCGGTTACGCAGTAGCAGTTGACGGGTGGTGCGGTTATTATCCCATCGCGCACGGCGGCGGCGGCAACCTAGATAAAAGAGTGGTCGAGGCGTGGATCACGGACATTTTAAAGCTGCCCTGCCCTAAGGTTATGCACAATGCTGCCTACGACTTGGGTTGGTTGCTTGCGTCAGGGTTCGAGGTCAGTGGTAAGATTATCGACACGATGATTGCTGCAGGCCTAGTTGACGAAAACCGTTACAGCTACGCGCTCAACTCTCTCGGCTTCGACATGCTAAAGGAAGTGAAGAGCGAGGTGGCGTTGAAGCAGGCGGCTGCAGACTTTGGTGTTCATCCGAAGAAAGAATTATGGAAGCTTCCCGCAAATTTTGTAGGCAGCTACGGAGAGCAGGATGCAGCGCTTACACTTAAACTTTGGCATCATCTCGAGACGCTGCTCAGGCAGGAGGAAGTCGAGTCTATTTTTAAATTGGAAACTGAGATGCTGCCGGTGCTTGTAGGCATGACACTCAAGGGCATTCGCTTTGATAGGGAAAAAGCAATAGAGCTTACCGAAGAGCTTAAGAAGAAAGAGAAGAAGATGATGGCCTACATCCGCAAGGAGGCAGGCGTACCTGTCGACATGTGGGCGGCGGCAAGTATTGCTAAGGCGTTTGATAGGTTAAATGTTGCATATCCGAAGACAGATAAAGGCGCGCCAAGTTTTACTAAGTCTTTCCTCGAAGGTTGCGAGCACCCGATTGCCAAGGCCATTGTCGAGGTGCGCGAGATAAATAAGACCCACAACACTTTTTTGCAGCCGTATCTAGACGCCAGTGAGGCGACCGGGCGAATTCATTCGCACATAAATCAACTGCGCGGTGAGGGCGGCGGCACGGTTACCGGACGACTGTCAATGAACCAACCGAATTTGCAGCAGGTGCCTGCACGTCACCCCGTTATCGGTCCGATGGTCCGCAGTCTGTTCTTGCCAGAGGAGGGCGAACTCTGGGCGGCAAACGATTTCTCGAGTCAGGAGCCGAGGTTACTGGTCCACTATGCCCGCCTGCTTAAGTTGGATGGCGCCGAGAAAATGGCGGACGCGTATCAGGAGAATCCTGATACAGATTTCCACCAGATGGTCGCAGACATCGCAGGTATTAGTCGCAAGCAGGCAAAAACAATTGGTCTTGGGTTGATCTACGGCATGGGCGTTAAGAAGCTCGCGCTAGAGCTTGACATGCACGATGACGAAGCCAAAGAGCTTATTCAGACATTCCACGCGAAGGTTCCTTTTTTGAAGTCCACAATCGGCGCGGTGCAGAAGCGCATCGAGTACCCTGCCTCTGGCGGTTCGATCAGAACACTGCTCGGACGCAAGTGTCGCTTTCCTTTATGGGAGCCAATGGCGTGGGGTATCAACAAGGCCCTGCCGTACGAAGAGGCTGCCGCTAAATACGGAACGCACATCCGCCGAGCGATGACGTACAAGGGCACCAATAAATTAATCCAAGGATCGGCTGCGGATCAGTGCAAGAGCGCCATGCTTGCCCTACACAAGGCAGGGTTCAACATTATGCTGCAGGTGCATGATGAGATAGCTTTGTCGGTAAAGAGCCGTGAAGAGGCCGAGGAGGCCGCTAAGATCATGCGTGAAGCGGTGGAGCTTTCCGTGCCAAGCAAGGTAGACGTTGAGGTTGGGCCAAGTTGGGGTCAAGCCAAGTAGCTACGTATATCAGATTAGTGTAGACTGATATACTTTTAACCAGAAAGGAGAAAATTATGCCAACAGGCGTGTACGTGCGGCGCAAGATCAAGCGCCCCAAGAAAAGACCAAAGGGCTACGTGGCCCCTCCCTCCCCATCACAGCGCGAAACTCCGTGGGTCAACATTAGCATGCGGGCTGAGAATTACGCGATGCTGCGTGAGCTGGGGGAGTATTACGAGGCGCCATTGAGCAAGATTACAGCGACGCTGATCACGGATCATTTCATCGAGCTTTTGCGGCAGAGTGACCCTGAAAAAGCCTACGCGCTAGAGGAGGAATACAAAAATGAAAAATACGTTAACCAGCTCATTAAGCTTGCCCGTTGAAGTCGTCTACGAGATTCTGCCTGCAGAGTTCGGCCTGCCTGAACAGGTGGACATCGTCGCTGTAAACATCGCAGTGAGAGGGCCAACCGGGCGCAAACGAAAGGTCGACGTGCTATTCATGCTCGACGAGGCGGAGGTATTTAGACTTGAAGACGAAACCGATCAAACAGGAGAATGACGTGACAGTTTATCGAATAGGGCCTAATTGGTATAAATCTATGGTCACCATAGGCAAGAGCAAGCACACGTTCTTCGGGTACAGCCGCGAAGAGGTTGCAGGCAAAGCCAAGCAAGAGCTAAAGAACAAGGGGGTGGTCGATGTCTGATTTCGTATTGCAATTTGACTACAGGGTAGCAGGCATTCCCTGCCAGATCGGAGTGCTTGCTTACGACTACACGCCTCCGGTCTCTTTAGACCCGCACCAGTGCCACAGTGATCTTGAGTACTACGGGTATTCGGAAGTCGATTACGTCGTCCTAGACCGCCGTGGAAGGCCTGCTGAGTGGCTGCAAAAGAAGGTGGTTGACGACGGAGATATCATTGGGGAAATCCACGAGAGGTTACGCTAATGATCAAACGAATAAAGGCTTACCTACTAAGTCAAAAGCCTCTCGATGAGGACCAGATACTGCAGATCTACATGGACGCAGCCAAACACATCAAGCCCGCGCCACTGTTCGCCAAGGACTTCGTGCGCCTCGTCGAGGCTAAGCATGGCATTGTCGGCAAGTATAGAGTGGAGCCGGTGAACTATGGATAGTGAAGACCTAAGCACCAAGCCCTGCCCCTGCGGCGAGACAATGGGGCAGATAATCGGGCACGACGAGAACGCCAAAAAAGAATTGGTACCCGTGCGACGAGGTTGGTATTGTTTTAGCTGCAGGCATTGGGAAGACGCAATTTTACGGGAGACGGTCGTTGAAGACTATTGAAGATTTCAGCCAATTGGTGGTTGCGATGTACGACGAAATGTGGGCCGTCGTCGAAGAGATGGAAAATACTCTCGACATTGGCCCTAGCGAGCTGATGTGCGTCTTGACTAATATGCTGTGCGCCACGGCCCAAGGATCAGGGGTCAAGAAAGAAGCTTTCCTTGTAATGATGGAAATGCACTACGACGTCGACAGGGAAAAGCTTAACGATTACACTGAAGAAGAGATCACGGTCCACTAACCTGTTGATTTAGTTAATTAAAATAAGTAGTAAAAAGTAGTTGACGGTAGTATTTAATTCGTGCGATTATTCAGTTGTCGGGTTGGCCGACACATACAAGAGAAAGACGTGAAAGCGACTATAAAGAATCTAAACGCCTACATACAGGCACGCTATTCCGATCTTGGCCTTGGATTTGTTAAAGGGGAAGGCTACTTTTATTTCGTTGGCAACGACGACCTTTACGTCGAGTCGATCATGGTCTACGCACTCAATCGTTGTGGCTACGCAAAGTGGTGCGAAATGATCGAAGGACAAATTGAACGCGCTTTATTAAACAAGTAATTTTAAATACAGGAGAAAGACATGAAAATTGAAACTGAAGTAGGACCCATCGAGATTGACTTCGACCCTAAGAAGTACAAGACCAAGGCAGGTGCTGCCAAGGCGTTCCATAAAGCCTTGTGCAAATTTGCGAAAGAGGTGTACGGGCAAAACCCAGATGTTGAAATCTTCATCGATACCCCTGAAGAAAGCCAAGCCCGTGGCTTCGGCAAAAATTGGCGAGTCTGTTGGGAAGCCGGACCCTATGAGTGGGCCATCGGCACTTCAATGCAGTTACATAATTACTTCAAAGGCGGATGGTACACCGAGCCTTACTACTCATTCGACTTGTGTTTCACTGAGTAGTAAAAAGTAGTTGCGAGTGGTCTCATAATGTGAGACCATCTCTTTGTCGGATTGGCCGACACCAGAAAGGAGAAAGTCACATGGCATATGCCCCTTCAGCAGTTTACCCAATCCGCGAAGGCGGATCGTTTGTCGAGAAGGATCACGGCAAATTTTTCGAGTACGACTTAGTGCCAGCAGGCGAGTCAACTGGTGACCATGCTGCCAGTGTCAGCGGCTATCCTCACCGCGTGTGGGTCTCTGAGAACCCGGTCAACGACTCAGGATGGCGTTATGCCCTGGTCAAGAAGACCGTCGCTTACATCGTCACTGATGAGGCCGACGACGGTCAGCCAGTAGTTCAGAAGTGGTCCATCAAGGACCACCAAATCTACTCTAACTAGAGTAGTCGAAAGTAGTTGCATGTAGTAGTTAGACGTGGTCTAATGACCTTGTTGACCGAAAACACTCACCCAGAAAGGAGACAGGAAATGACTGAAGGACAAAATATAGTTCTTGCGGCAGAAGCAGAGAACGATGGCAGGAGCAGACAGAGTATCTTGCAGCAGTTTGTGGTCACTAGCGCCCAGCTCGATGTGTACTACGCTTACTGCGCTAGTGAAGAAGGGTTGGACACGCAGCAAGAGAAGTACGACAGATAGAGTAGTCTAAAGTAGTTGCGCTGCCTGATCAGTGTGCTAGTATTCCTTTGTAGTTTAATTTAACCGATACAGGAGAAAGACAATGTCAGCTTATTTATGTAACTCAGAAGACTTCGCCCTGCTTGCAGCGTATGCCCTCAAGCCCGGCGCTCCACGTCACTTCGTTAACCTCGATCAGAAAGAGTACATCGACATCGTGATTGCTGCAGACATCGCCACAATACTTGCCAAGGAGAACATCAAGTCTCTCGAGGCGCTCTACCCTAAGTACGGCACTGCCGGTGGCTTCCTTTGCGGCACTCTCGAAGAGTTCCTCGCCGAGGTTAAACTTGCAACCAAGGCCCGCTACGATTACAACGACCTCGTTAAAATTAAAGAGATTCTCAACTGCTTCGACTACCAGTCATGCGAGCACCCAGAATACCGTCAGTCTGACGCCTACCACCTAGTGCGCTGCATTAAAGATCAGCTCCTCTCTGAGTTCGCTTATCGATACGAGCTCGCACAGGAGGCAGCGTAATGCGAATCCTATTAGCAGTAGCCGCGCTCGTCGCGGCCCTCGGCGTTGCCGGTAACTTTGATTTTGAAGAAGCACAGCAGCAGCAGGATCGCTACTGTGAGTTCGTGGCCGACGGAACATGGCCCCCGTACAACCAAGACATCAACTGTGAGGAAATAAAATGAAAGCGCTACTGCTAGCAGCATCCTTAGTTCTTGCCCCATGCGCCACGGCTCAAATCACGTTCACCACTATCGGTGACATCACCTTCGGGAGCGACGGCTCAACGGCCACCACCATCGGTGGTACGACATTCGTCACAGGTGGCAGCCCCGTAGTGCAGCAGTCTCTTGGCTCAACTCTGCCTGCACAGAACTCGACAACCTCGAGCACCGCGCAAAAGATTGGGAACATTACCTACGTCACGGACAGTGATGGTAAGTCTACAACTTTCCAGAAGATTGGGAATTTTACGTTCGGGTCCGACGGCTCGACTGTGCAGAAAATTGGCAATACTTATTTTGTAACTGAGGGAAATAAAAAATGAAAATTGAAACAGACTTTCCATTACCGGAATCGTCGAGAGCGCGGAAGTATCCGTTCCTCGACATGGAGGTTGGCGACAGCGTCTACTTCGACGGTGAGGATGTTAACGGCCGAGCGTACCGCGCGGCCATGTCAACTGGACGACGATGGGACCAGAAGTACGTCGCACGCCGTGAAGATAATGGTTTAAGAATTTGGAGAGCAGAATGACTAGCACTGAACACGATAAAGAAATGGTTCAGGAAGCCGTGAATCATTTTGAGCTGATGCAGCTCGCCGATAAGCTAAGGCTGTTGCAGGCAATGAAGGACGTCATCAACGATCCGGACAAAGCGCTTAACGCTTTTGTGGCAATAACGCACGAAGCTCGAGTCTCAGGCTACAACTTTGGACGCCCAGAAGTTCATAAGATTCGCTGAGGTTTTTATGTTTACAAAAAACAATTTGCCTACCCCCGATGATGGAGATGCCCTAAGGGAAAAGCTTGCCGAAGACATCAGGCAATATCTTAAGAACGGGGGGCAGGTGACCAAGCTCGCGCGTGGCCAGTCGGCTACGGAGAAAGGGCTAATCGAATGGCAAAGCCAATCAAAATTTAAGGATAAAGACAATGAGTAAGGGAAGTAGATCGCGCCCGGTGGATAAGAAAAAGTTTGACGAGAACTTCGATAAGATTTTCGGCAAGAAAGAAAAAGAAACCACGATTACCGTTAGCGTATTTGGGACCGAGGCCCACGGGTCCACTGCACCAAGCGTTACAATATCTAACATACAGGAGAGTAAATAATGACCCCGGATCAAACAGCAACAGCAAGAACAGCAGCAAGAATAGCAAAAACAATAGCACAGACTGTGTCCGCAATAGAAAACTCAAGCGGAAGTGAAAACAAAGAATATGTAGTTCTTCTTAACAATCATTTGGCTCATCTTTTGGTGCTACAAAGAAGTTACTTAAGTACGTATGAGTTGACTCTTTTAGAACAGGAAGCAGAGGAATGACGCTACCTGACGAAAGACGCAGGGCTATCCTGTACACCAAGGACTTCTTATTAGACCTGTGCAACCCGCGAGCCACACCCAAGGTACCAAAAAAGATACGCGAAGAAGCACAGCGATTGCTCAAGCACTACCCTGTAAGTGAAAACCAACTGGAAAAACTAGGAGATAGGCAATGAAAGGCATAGAACAGAAGGGCATAGATACAGGTAAATTCCCATACAAACTAATTTATTTACTCACTACCCCAAACGGTAGCCACACCCTCCACGAAGATATTGAAACCGCTTTAGTTTGGGGTTTATACGAAGATGGCAGCACGATAGAAGTACACACCTTAGGCGAGTATGGTCTTATAGGCAGGATGGAACTAGAGCATGCATGAATACAACTGCACGATTGCGCGCGTTGTCGATGGAGATACTGTCGATGTTGATATTGATCTTGGCTTTGATACTTGGCGTTGTGGTGAGCGCATTCGTCTGTACGGTATTGATACTCCAGAGTGCCGCACTAGAAATGCAACGGAGAAAGCTGCCGGGTTCTTGGCAAAGAAGTTTGTCGAACAGATGCTCCACGTTGGAGGAACCTACAAGCTCAGCACGAAAGAGAAGGGAAAGTTCGGGCGGTACCTAGGCACGATTAAAATAGCGGGCGACCTAACCATCAACGCAGCATTAGTTTCAGAGCACTTAGCCGTGCCGTACACCGGCCAGAACAAACAAGAAATCGAAAGCGCACACAAAGCAAACTACGAAATACTAAAAGCGAGGGCGTTGCTATGAGAACTTATAACGAACTGCCGTTAAGCGCAGCAGTAGCGGGCTTGAATGGGTACGGTAAAGAGGAACTAATTCAGAAAAAGAAAATGGGGAGGGAAAAGATATTAACGCTGTGCGCGATTTGCAAAAAAGAAAAGTTAGTAAAACACGTCAAACTCGTCAAATATTACAAAAATAAAGATTACACATGCTACGACTGTTCTATGGCAAAGAAAGCGCAAGACAAGAAAGAGATGAATCAAGCATTAATAAATTTAGCTAGAAGTAAAGGCTTAATAAAATGAAAGCGTGGCCGTGGGAAGTAGTACAGGAGGCCTTCCGACTTCGTGACGAAGGCATTCCTAAAAAATTAATCAGCCGCAAGCTCGGGCCGTCAACACACACATTGAACGACTGGTTTAATAGACCTAAATATTTGGAGAAGAAAAATGGACGAAGAAAAAGCAATCCTAGCATTAGTCTCGACGGTAATGATGCACGCGCTGCTCGCCAGATCGAAACGCTCTACCGATCAACTGGCACGTGAAGCGGTGGTAGTTGCTGAGCAGCTCATCGAGCAAGTCAACGACAGAGTAGACATGTGGCGGGAAGATTGATGTTTACCTCAGCCCTCATGTGCCTAGCGACTACGATCTACTTCGAGGCGCGCAACCAAGACCTGCAGGGGCAGGTCGCCGTCGCACAGGTCGTCCTCGAGAGAGTCTACGACTCACGCTTCCCTGATACCGTCTGCGGCGTCGTCACCGACGGCGGCGAGGTCCGCAACCGCTGCGCCTTCTCATTCTACTGCGACGGCCAGTCCGATAAGCCACAAGACGGGCGCGCCTACACCGTAGCGCGGTGGGTAGCCTCAGGCGTCCTCAGCGGCGTTGTGAGCGACGTTACGGGTTACGCCACGCATTATCATGCCTACTACGTCCGCCCCGACTGGGCGCGTTATATGAGGCCCACGGCCGTTATCGGGGATCACCTGTTCTACCGGGAAGGTTCAAGCGCCACGGACCACGGACCGTGGTAGGACGGTTCCAGACGGGAGCAGCGCAAAAAACTGCACATAATTTTGTCCTTACCCCGCAGAAAACTGCACATAATTTTGTCCTTACCCTGTAACCTGTTGATTTGATTAAAGTATATTAATGTAGAAAAAAGTAGTAAAAAGACTTGTTTCCTACGATTAGATGCCTTAAGCTGCAGTTGTTGTCGAGGAGTGGCCCCGACCGGATACAGGAGAAAGACATGCTAAACATCATTCCTAACGCTGAGTACCGTCACGGTGTTTCAAACTCAACTCCTAAGTCTTACCAGAAGAGGGCACAGAAGCTTTTCGTTGAGCTTGGTGAGAAAGTCGAAATTGTCAAAATCAAATGCAACTACAACAGCAATAAATACCACCTGTTCGCTTTCGGGGAAGATCTAAACAAGCCCCTGTACCGACAGCAGGGCCGAATCGAGGTCAGCGATAAACTCCGCGCGCTCCACGGACCTGACTACAGGGACGGTGCGGACCACTTCTACGTGGTCTGGTCAGACTGGCAGGATGGCACTGGCTACACTGAGTACCAAGCTGAAGCCAAGGCGGCCATCGAGAAATACCGTAGAGAGCAGCAGGCCCAATGGGAGGCCAAACAGGCTCAACTCGAGCCAAACCATCAAGTACAATTCTGGGCCAACCAAGCTTGGAGGGACGGAATTGTCCTAGCGACTATCAGAAATCCCGGCTTGCTGTGCATTGGTAATCGAGCCTTGATCGCCTACCGCATGCCTGCCGGTGCAGTCTATATGGTCCTGATCGATCATAACCCATATATCGGAGCAGCCACGCGCTACCGTGATGAAGGCACCAGCCACATCAAAGGTTACCGCTACGGCAGCTACCTGCGCCACGCTTACACGTCGCCTTATCAATCAATCTCAGCCAACGCCCTGAAGAAGAATGCCAAGTGGCTTGCTGAGGTGGTCAAGGTCGAGGGCTTTGAAGATGGGAACGTGGACCAAGGCCTCGAATATGTTGGGGAGGATCTAGGGTAGAAAAAAGTAGTAAAAAAGTAGTTGACTCCCCTGATGACATGCTTTAAGCTGCAGTTGTTGTCAGGGAATGGCCCTGACCGGATACAGGAGACAGACATGCACAACTACTTTTCACTCACCATCGTCACCGACCCCAAGGCCTTCGACGCCTCTTTCTACGGCGCAGGCGCCCCTGAATCGTTCTTCACTGAGCACTACTCGACTTACAGCAAGTTCATCAAAGCCGTGAGGATCATCGCCGACAAGTACCCTGAGGCACGCCTGCAGGCCAACGTGCCCCTCGAAACCCTGACAGAAATAGAAAGCTGGTTTCAAGGCGAGCTTTACTGGCGCACGTCCCACGACCAAACAGTCTTCGATAAAGGCGAGCACCTTGCATTCCAAAGATATAGTTTGATCGAGGACCTCCGAGAAATTGAAAAGGATGAGGAGGCGCTAGATAAGGGGGGGCTAGATTAGGAGGCGCTGTAAACTACGCCCGTTGGACATTACAGTACATTACAGTACACACCCCAATACCGTAAAAAATGGCCTTTTTTGCGGTATTTTTTGTTTTTGACGTAATCTAACGTAATCTTTTTTTGTCTATCACGGTGAAGGCCCCGTGGATAAAGGAACGAGAGGTTTTTAATGCGGGAAAGTAAAGAGGGGCCGTGGACCACGGAAAATGGAGGCGGAATTGCTCTGGAGCCCACGCGGTGCGGGCTTTGGGGGGCATGGACCACGGACCACGGAGCTGCCTATGTTGGTCTCTTCTATAATACCGTATTCTGAGAAAAAAAAGTGTTGATTTTATTTTTAATGAAATACGGTACGTTTGACGTAATTGACGTAATGCTGCCCTATCTACGTGGTCTGTAGCGATACGTCTAGCATTACGTCTATAATAACTAGGCGTAATGACGTAATGGTTTTACCTAATCTACGGGGTGCGCGCGCGACTCATTTTTTAGAAAAAAAACTTATTTTTTGTGAGAATACGGTATTATAGAAATGCTTGAAAATGGACAGATTGATAACCTGTCGATACAATACCGTTTTTCCAACTTGCGAGGCCACAATGACACTCACAGGCATTACTCCACACCAGCACACTTTGCAGTTTTGCAACGGCAACCACAGGCAGACCCGCTACCCGTTTAAGGGCATGGTCCTCGGCGATTATTTTGTTGTGCACTCAAAAGAAGACGCCAAGCGCATTAACAGCGCCCTGTCGACGTTCTACAAGTCTCGTAATGGCACAGGCCGACGTTTTTCTGTGGTGCAGTCAGAAGGCCCTGTGTGGACCTGCAGGAGGACAGCATGAGCAAGCGCGATGAGGGAAAGCAACGCCGAGACATCTTAAACACTAGCCCGTTAAGGCCCGCAGTCCGAGACAAGCTTGAGCAACGGTTAAGCGAGCCGGTAGCGCCACTTAAAGACCAAAAGCACGTTGTCAACCCCAAACAATGGAGGTTTATTCAAGAGTTCATATCAAACGACGGCCGGATCACTTTAACTGAAGCCGCCATACGCGCTGGGTATCCAAAGGAATCCGCAAGCTCAATAGCCTCAGAACTCACCGACCCAAAAAAGAAACCGCACGTCGTCGCAGCTATCCAAGAGTATCGAGCACAGCTTGCTGAGAAATACGGCACGAACTTCGACCGGCACATGCGCGACATGCAAATAATTCGTGACAAGGCTCTCGAGGCAGGTAACTTCGGCGCAGCAGTCTCTGCTGAATACCGGCGCGGCCAAGCTCTGGGCACCATCTACATCGAGCGCAAAGAGATCAGGCACGGCACCATCGACAGCATGTCGAAAGAAGAGGTCACTCGAAAGCTCGAAGAAATAAAAGCGCTGTACGGCTCCCCGCCGCAGACCCTCATAGACATCGAGCCAGAGCAGATAGAAGAGCTTGAGCAGATAGAAGAGCTTGAGCAGATAGAAGAGCTTGAGCAGATAGAAGAGCTTGAGGATGTCCCACCCGCCAAGACAATAATTGAGGAGATGCGCGATGCCGAGTCTCGGACCAGAAGCAGCGCTGCACAAGCGAGTAAAAACAAATCTGCCGGACGCGACGATAGTGCGACTGGAGAACCGGGTGAACCTCGGGATACCGGACTGCCTGATAGCCCTGCCGCCGACCTACTCAATGGTGGAGCTGAAGGTGGTGAAGACGGGCAAGAAAGTGAGGCTGAGTCCGCACCAGATAGCCTTTGCTTTGAAGTACGGGACGATGGGGATGCCGACGTACATTCTAGTCCAGTGGCACCCCAAGGGGACGACCAAGGCCGCTGAGACGCGCCTGCTGCTGTACCACGGCACGCAGGCTCAGGAGCTGCACGAGAGGGGCGTAGACACGCCTCCAGTGGCCCAGTGGGCCTTGAATGCAGTCGACTGGAGTGAATTGCGTGCTGAAATAGTAAAGAGTGCTCGTATATCGACGGAGAAGGCCTGTGAGCGCGTTTAGCCTGACCCCCTGCCTACCTACTGCCTGCAAGAGAACGTGCCACAGTGGAAACTGGGAAGGGGCCCTCGGCCGCCCCCGCGCGGGGTGCGAGCGGCGCGTTTTTGGCTCTGGGCGCCCAGATGCGTGGGCCATGACCCGAGGTGCCCGAATCGGGGCAACCACAAGATGTAGTGTTTTGCCGGGTTCGAGGTGCATGGAAATAGCTAAGTGCTTGATTTTAAACGATTCACTATTTCCGGTAATGGTTATTACCGGAAATAGCGGGTCCCTTTTGGCCGTTTTGAGGGCTGAATGAGAATGATTCTCATTTGAGGCGGTGAGGCCCCGGCCCCTCGCTCAGCAAGAGGGCTATAGCCAGTTTTCACACAATTAATTTGGCCCAAAACAAAAATGGACAATGTTGCACGTGCAACATTGTCCGATACCCACCCCCTTGTTTCTGACAATCAAAGGGGCTATAAATTTTTAGCAAATTTCTACTAAATGGGAATCCGTATGCAACAAGATGTCGAAGCCGAACGCTTAAAACTAGAACTCCGCCTAGCCTTGTTAGATGGCCAAGAACGGGCACAGGACACCTTTATCGGTTTTTCTCAATACGTCTGGCCTGAAGCGATACTCAGCAGCCACCATAAGATTATGGCTGACGCCTTTGACAGAATAGCCAAGGGCACCCTGAAGCGCTTGATCGTTAACATGCCTCCTCGACACACCAAATCAGAATTTGCGTCGTATCTGCTGCCTGCCTACATCATGGGCCGTAAGCCAAACACCAAGATCATTCAGGCAACACACACCGGCGAGCTCGCTGTCAGGTTCGGCCGCAAGGTGCGTAACTTGATGGACCTTGATAAATACAAGGAAGTATTCCCTGACGTTGCCTTGAAGGCTGACAGTAAAGCCGCCGGAAGGTGGGACACGGACAAAGGTGGGGAGTACTTTGCTGTAGGTGTAGGCGGCGCGATGACGGGCCGTGGTGCGGATATGCTGATCATTGATGACCCGCACTCGGAGCAGGACGCGGCCTCAGCCCTAGCTCTGGACAACGCTTGGGAATGGTACACCTCTGGCCCGCGAACAAGATTGCAGCCCGGCGGAGCAATTGTTATTGTTATGTGCATGGTTGGCGACACTAGGGTCTTGCGTCCTGACGGTACGGAGACGTTTCTGCGAGACTTGCGGGCGGGGGACTCTGTTGCAACCTATGAAAACGGTGGCATAGCCACGTCCAAGATAAACAACTGGCAGTCAAGTGGTATTGATTCGGTATATACAGTACGAACACAATCTGGCAGAATCATCCGTGCAAACGCTAGGCATCCATTCCTAGTCGTTAAAGACGGAGAAGAGACGTGGACACGATTAAAACACTTGAAGGAGGGGGATTTACTTGTATCGTTGACGGATGCGAGCGCCTGTCAAGAGCAACAACTCGACGGGGGACGTGCGCGGCATGTCAAGCTACAGCCAGCTACCACCGGAAAAACCCCAATGCACCGTACCGTGGGGTTGGGTTTCACGGAAAGTGGAAAGGAAAGACCTGCAAAACGGAAGACTGCACTAAACTGGTGGTTAGTAAAGGTTTTTGTAATAGCTGTTACCGCAAGTGGAAAGGCTACACAAAAACGCCGGAACAAAGCCGGAGCAGCAGGATCAAGCACCGTTACGGAATTACTATTGAGCAGTATGAGGCAATGGTGGCAGAGCGCAAAAATCGATGCGATGTATGTGGCGAGGAGCCTTCTGTCTCCAACACTCGTGCCCACTGGAATGGGAAGCTGTGCATCGACCACTGCCATGATATGGGAAGGATCAGGGGCTTGCTCTGCAACAACTGTAATTTATGCGTCGGATACGGCGGAAACCCAAGCACACTGGAAAAAGCCGCAGATTACCTCCGACGAAATAGTTGAGATCAGCTATGACTGTGAGGAAGAGGTCTTCGACGTTGAGGTTGACCGCACTGAGAACTTCATAGCCAATGGTGTGGTTAGCCACAATACACGGTGGGGGACCAAGGACTTAACGGCCCGATTACTCAAATCTCAGTCCAATATGAATGCGGACCAATGGGAGGTTATTGAGTTCCCTGCCGTTTTTGATGAGGGCGAAGAAAACGAGCGCGCTCTTTGGCCTAGCTTCTGGGAACTTGACGAGCTCCGCGCGGTCCGTGCATCTATGTCGGTGCAGAAATGGAACGCGATGTACCAACAACGGCCCACGGCTGATGAGGGTGCAATCCTGAAGCGTGAGTGGTGGCGCATTTGGGATAAAGACTACATGCCGCACATGGAATACCTTATCCAGTCCTATGATACGGCGTACTCGAAGAAGGAGACGGCGGATTTCTCTGTCATCACGACGTGGGCGGTGTTCTTCCCCACGGAGGACTCTGGGCCTAATCTGTTGCTTGTTGACATGCGTAAAGGCCGGTGGGACTTCCCTGACCTAAAGCGTAAGGCGAAGGAGCAGTATGACTACTGGCAGCCGGATAATGTCTTAATCGAGGCCAAGGCGACGGGAATCACGCTTCAGCAGGAACTGCGTAGGATGGGTATTCCGGTTACTATGTATAGCCCCGGCGGGCGACGCGCGGGCCAAGACAAGGTGTCACGGGCTAACTCTGTCGCACCGATTTTTGAGTCCGGCATGGTCTGGGCCCCCGAGGCGGATTGGGCGGACGAAGTCATCGAGCAGTGTGCTGCGTTCCCTAACGGTGACAACGACGACATGGTGGATAGTACGACGCAGGCGCTGATGCGTTTCCGTGCCGGTAATTTCATCTCTCTGCACAGCGACGAGGATGACGATCCTTCGGAAAATGAAGGACTTGTCCCTGAGTATTATTAAGCCTAGAATGCGAAATAACTAACCTTATCTGTAGGGCTTCACCCATGCCTAATTATTCCGCGCGAGATATGCTTCTTAGAATGGCCGAGGGCGGCGAAGCCACCTACGGCAAATACGGGCAGACTGCTGCGGACCTCTTGGCCGCTGAGCAGCGTATCCTTGGTGAGATAGCCGCGAGCCCTGACACGTGGGACGTGGCCACTGCTTACAATGCCATTTTAGAATCCGGCGTTACGATAGAAGATGCACTAGCCGCTGGAGTTCAGCAGAGCACTATCGACGCGATCTTTACCTCTGGCGCGCCTCTTCCTGTTACCTCGTTCTCTACTCCTTCCACTGTAGGCTCGGCGTTTGAAAGTGCGCCGTATGCCGGTCAGTCAATGGAGCAGATTAGAACGGGCGCTCAGAACTACGTTTCTGGACTCATGGCCGACGGCCTGACCGACGCCGAGCGACGTGAAGCGCAGACTGTTGCCACGCAGCAGGGCGCCACCTTCCAAGACATGTTAGCGGCGGGCGTTGATCCAAGCATCTTGTTCAACGTGACACAGACACCTGAAGAAACAGCGAAGGAAAAGCAAGTACAGGATTCCGTGGATAGGTTTGTAAACACGCAGCCCGAGTACGTCCCGCCCACGGTCTATCAGCCTATTGCACCGCAGCCTGATATTTATGCGCCGGGCGAGGAAGCACTCGACCGTGAGTTCAGGGACAGCCCACCACGGACCGAGGTCACTGATCAGTATGGCAACCTCGCAGGGTTTGACTACACGCCTGCTGCTAAGTTGCTCTCGGCCACCGGATCAGGGTTCAGCTTCACCCCTCCTTCTGTCACTAGCCGTCCGCGTTCGCTCATGGATACCAATACGCTTAATCGTTACACCCAAGGCCGCTCGGCGCAGGACCTGCGTCAACTTACCGGCGCCAACTACGACCAGTACAGCGGACTCCTTAACAGGACAGGCAGTTACGGTGGCGGACTGTCTCGCTCACAGCTCTATGCGTTGACCCGTCAGCAGGACTCACAGCGACCAAGAGAAGAGCAAGGCGCGGGCCAAGGTGCCACAACACGAACAGGCACGATACAGGACTACATAGCGGCCAACCCTGACGTGAGAGAAAGCTATCTATCTCAGCGAGACACGCTAGACCCCAACCTTACGCTTGAAGGGTTCGCCAACGCTCACTACAACAGAGATGGCCTTGCCGAAATGGCCGCAGGCAAGCGGGCACCGTTTACCTTGGCCCAAGCTCAAGGGGGTGGCCAGTCTTACACCTCACCGGCCATAGCCGGGTTTGGCGAGGGTGACGAGGAGAGCCGCCAGTCTAACTTTACCACCACAGGCTACGACAATGAGCTACTAGCCAGAGACCTCGGACCGGCAGGAGGGGCAATCATACGGCCCGTCTTTGCGGAGGGTGGCCTTGTAAAAAAGCCTGAAGGGTTCGCGGACGGTGGTCCTGCGGACTCGATGACGGCTGACGAGCTCACGGCCCAGTTAATGGCGATGGACACCCAAGAGGCCCCGGCCCCTGTCGAAGAACCACGGCCCACGGATCAAGTGCAGACTGAAAGCCAAAGCATGCTCGACAACCTTAATCGTGCAATGTCTCAGGTTACGCAGCCCGTTGTTGCAGCCGCGACGGACATGACCGTGGGCCTTGGTGACTTAGCCCAGATGGGTACAAAGGCCGTCGCGAACAAAATGGGCATAGAGACTAAGCCGTTTGTTCCTGTGGGTGAGAACATAAAGGCAAGCGTTGGCGCGGATGACGTAAGCCCGCTAAACCCCGCCTACATGGCTACTCAAATACTCCCTTTTGCAAGACTACAGAAAGCTCTTGCGGCGGGTCCCGCAGCCTACAGAGAGGCAATGGCGTACCTTGCCGGAGAAGGCGGCGCGCAGGTAGCTGCCACACAGTTCCCTGATTCGTTAGCCGCGCAGCTTGCGGGGGCGGTAACTGGCGACATGTCGGCTAGGGGTATTTTAGATACGCTAGACGGCCGTAACGTGCGCCGAATAACGGGCGACGAGCCCCCTATTGACGACGGACCTCTCCCAGAGGGCGAGCCGGAGGGCACGGTTCTAGGAATCTCGGATCAAAGCGAATCAGGCAAGATGTTGGACGACGTGGATGCTATCCCTCTTCCACTTGAGAACTTAGACAAATTAGAGGGAGAACTACTCCCTGCAGGGGACGTTGTTCAAACAGACTCTCGTAAACTGTTAGATAATCTGACGGCAACGGTCACAGTACCGCCTGTGGAAATAATCCCTGACGCCAAGGGCCACGCACTTCCGCCTATCCTTCTCACAGCAGGCACCGGCGAAAAAGCAGTCATGCCGGTTGTTCAAAGTTTCACTCCACAGAACAAAGACGTAGTTCTCGGAAAAATAGACGCAGTGGTGCGAACCAATCCTAATGCGTTAGCTTCTGCAAATAACTGGCTAACCGCAGAAGCACAGGCTTTTGGTGGGGACTATCTGCCTGCACCCCCTTCTCAGGCTATTAGCTATAACCAGACTCCTTCAGCGTTAGCGGCCAAACTAGATAAGCTGACACCACAGCTAAAAGCGACGGTGGACGAGGGCTTTAGGTACGTTAACGAGATAAAGAATTTATACAACTCTAGAGTCGCTACTCCTGATCTCACCGGCCGCATGTTCCTTTGGGGCATTTTGTCCCGTGGTGCGGGTCCCGCGCAGCAAGAAGCGGCGTTCCTTGATCTTGTGTCAAAGGCCGAGCCCTACATTGCTAAGTCGGTTAATGGTGAATTTACGGATGCAGACCTTGTTTCTTGGAAGCAAATGGTTTCAAAAAGGTTGCCAAAGGGTTCTCCTGCCAAGCAGGTAACGATGAACGCTAATGCGGCAGGAACTTTGCTCAAGGCATTGAGTGCAAAGTCGCCCAGTGGTCAATCAGTACTAAAAACTTTGCACAACGACTTAGCTGACCCTAGAGTATCCGGCCCACAATTCCGTCGTAAATTCTTTGAGCTGACGAATAAGCCGGGCATTGATAACAAGGTTGTGTCGTTTATTGGACTGGTTTCAGGTAAAGATGACCTGCTGGTTATGGATCGCATTCAATCTAGGCATTTGTGGGATGATGGGCGCTATGAAGGTAAAAACATCTATGATGGCATCGGCAGTAACAAAGGCGGACTAAGCAAAATTTTAGGTGGACCACGGGGGTTGATGGTCACCGAAATGTTAGAAAATGGCCTTAGGGACTCAGCCAAAAAAGCCTATGAGATGATAGGTCGTCCACAAGATGGTAGCCTTGGTCGTATGCACTGGGAAACGTGGTTGATTGAAGGAAACCAAGGCGTATCGCACAGTACTTTGCAATCAGTTAGAAGCGGATCACCTATTGGGTTTGGTGTTACGGAAGGAAAGCCCGGCACTTTCTCTTCTGGCATGACTTATCGACAAGCAATCAACGGCCCAGTAGTTGAATACCCTCTTTCTGATGGAAATGTAGTAAGAATGACCCCAGAAAGACAAAAAGAGTTTGAGTCCTTTATTAAAAAACCAAAAAACGGTATAGTACCTAAAGGGTTTAAAGTAAAACAAGCCGTTACTTGGTATGAAAGACCAGAAGTCAACAGAGGGAAATTAGACGATGCCGCAAGACAATTCGAAAACGCTAACCCCGACGGCAGCCTTAGATCAGGCGATGTTAGGGCTTACACGGGTGGGGACACCCTTTCTGAACGAAGACGACAGTTCCTCCGCTCCTTCCGAGCCGATCAAAACCGAACAACAGCCGCAACAAGAGTGGTTCAGGGAGTCGATAATGGAGGACGTGCTCAAGAAGCATCCGGACCTTACCAGAGAGGAGCTGTCGAGGGATATGGAGGAGATGGGCTTTTAAGTTTCTCTCCAGACAGTAGTGCCCTGACCCAATACCAAAGCGCAGGCCTTAACCTACCGGTTATTCGACAAGTAGAGGCAGCGGCTAATGCCCCTGCCTATAACGTAGAAATGACCAATGCTATGGCAGGGAATAGGCTTGGTGCTCAGGTAGAGATAAAGAGCGCAGAAGACCTTTCTGGCTACAACCTCTTCCGAACTGAAGCAGGCAGTGGCTTTGCCATTAAACCGGACGGTGACATAGTCGCTGTATTCGCATCACCCAATGAGCCTAAGGGCGGAAGTTTTGCGATGCTGCAAGCTGCAGCACAAGCAGGCGGCACTAAGCTAGACGCTTTTGACACATTCTTGCCAGAAATTTATGAGCCCGCCGGATTCCGTCCGGTAGCACGCTTGCTCTGGAACGATGAATTTGCACCGCCTAACTGGGACAAGGAAGCGTTTGCTAAATACAGTAAGGGCGAGCCGGATGTAGTATTCTTTGTCCATGATCCTGAATACTTTGGCGGCGCTAAGGATGTTCCTGTAGTTACGGACTACGACGACGCTGTAAGGTTACAGGATGAGGCGCTAGGTATTTCAAATGCTTCCGTTGCACAACCTGCTCAATCTTCCCCTGAGCCAACTAAAAAAGCGAGTGGCGGATCAGTAGAGCGCGTGTACAATGACAACCGCACATACAAATAGGACAAAGTCATGCCTGTAGATAAAGTCGTTAATCTGGCCCCAGTAACTGACATCATTGAACTGATGGGCGAAGAAGAGCCGGATATTGAAATCATACTTGAGGATGACGGTAGCGCGGTCATTGAAGTTAACGAGGAAGACGACGTTGAGTTCTACAGCAACCTAGCCGAAGTAGTTGATGAGGATGAGCTAGGTTCTATTTCATCTGACCTACTGGCTTTATTCGACGCAGACAAGGCCTCACGGCAGGACTGGGAGCAGATGTATTCCAAGGGAATGGATTTGCTAGGCCTGAAGATAGAGGACCGTACACGCCCGTTCCGTGGCGCTGCAGGCGCTGTCCACCCCATGCTTACAGAAGCCGTTGTCCAGTTTCAAGCGCAAGCGTTTAAAGAGCTTATGCCCGCAGGCGGCCCTGTCCGTACTGAGACGTTAGGCAAAGAAACTATCGACAAGGTCCAACAGGCTTCGCGCGTGCAGGACTTTATGAATTACCAAATCACGTCGGTGATGAAAGAATACACGCCGGAGTTTGATCAGTTATTGTTTTACGTCGGATACGGCGGCTCTGCATTTAAAAAGGTTTATTATGATGAACAACTGGGTCGTATGGTTAGTCGTTTGGTTCTTCCTGACGACCTCTATATTCCTTACAACGGGTCGAGTGTCATCTCTCAGTGCCCAAGAATTACCCAACGTATTGCAATGGATTCAAATGAGTTCAGAAAGCGTGTTGTTGCCGGTGAATACCTTGATGTAGTGCTCGACCCAGAGCAAAGCCCCGTTAGCGGCAACCAAATTAGGTATGCAGTCGACAAACTTACGGGCCTGACTCAAAGCGGAGAGCCCGAAGAAATCTTCTTGCTCGAGTTCCAAGTCAATTTGGACCTCATGGGCTTTGAAGATGTCGATGAAAAGAACAACGAGACCGAAATCAAGCTGCCTTACGTCGTTACTATTGACGAAAACAGCGGTCAGGTGGTCGGAATACGCAGAAATTGGTTAGAAGATGACGAATTAAAGCGTCGTCGTGAGTATTTTGTGCATTATGTGCTGATTGAAGGCCCCGGCGCTTACGGTTTGGGCTTTGTTCACCTGATTGGTGGCCTAAGTAAGACTGCAACGGCCGCTTTGCGTCAACTTCTTGACGCAGGCACGCTATCTAATCTTCCTGCGGGCTTCAAAGCGAAGGGTGCACGGATTGCTGACGACGATAACCCCATTCAGCCGGGCGAATGGCGGGATATTGACGCCGGTGGCGCCGAATTGTCGTCTTCTTTGTTGCCTTTACCGTATAAAGAACCTTCTCAGACGCTATTTACGCTTCTAGGTTTCACCGTAGACGCCGGAAAGCGCCTTGCGAGCACTGCAGACATGCAAGTTGGCGATTCTAACCAACAGGCCGCTGTAGGCACTACGCTTGCGCTGTTGGAGCGCGGCTCTATCGTCACCTCTGCCATACACAAGCGCCTTTACTACGCTCAGACGCAAGAATTCGAGATGTTAGCGGCAGGATTCGGGCAATTTCTGCCCGATGAATACCCATATGACGTTCCCGGAGCGTCTAGATGTGTAAAAAGAGATGATTTTACCCATATGGTCGCTATATTGCCCATAGCGGACCCAAATGTATTCTCTGCGGCCCAAAGGATCACTCTTGCACAGGCTCAACTGCAGTTAGCTCAAAGTGCGCCTCAAATGCACAATATGTACGAGGCTTACCACCGCGTCTATCAGGCCATGAATGTCCGAGACATTGACGGCATTCTGAAGATGGAAACTAACCAGTTACCTAAGGACCCTGCAAGCGAGAACGCTGACGTGGCGGACAACAAGTCGTTGAAAGCCTTTGCCGGTCAACAACACGACGCGCATATTGCGGCCCACCTGATGATGGGCATGTCGCCTCTCATGCAAGCGAACCCTTTAGGCTCGGCAGAACTTCAGAAGCATATTCTGGACCACATACGCTTAAAAGCGGAAGAGGGTACGGAGGCAGAGCTCTTTGCAGAGTACGGTGCGGACCCTGACGGTATGGTTTCTGACCTTCAACGTGAGGCAATGGTCTCGATCAAGGTTGCCGAGGGCATGATGGAAATGAAGAGCGTTCAGGGCCAACTTTCTGGCGAGGGAACAGGCGAAGACCCAGTGGTAGCGCTGAAGGCCAAGGAGTTAGAGCAGCGTGCTGCTAAGGACCAAGCGGACATAGCCATTAAACAAGAGGGAGTTAAACTTGATGAGGCTAGAATTGTTCAAAATGCTGAAGCCAACCAAGCCCGAATAGACTCCCAACAGAAAATAGCCCAAGAAAGGGCAAATGTTGCTAGGGAAAGAATCAATGCCCCTAAGCAAGGAGGCAGGTAATGCCACTTAAAAAAGGTTCTAGTAGTAAAACAATTGGTAAAAATATCAGTGAATTAGTTGGAACTTACAAAAAAAAGGGTAAAATAGGCGCCAGTAAACCTAAGAGCAAATCTGCAGCCCAAAAACAAGCTGTGGCAATTGCGATGAATACAGCCGGTAAATCTAACAAGATGAAATCCGGCGGTGCAGTAAGAACCGTTAAAAAACGTGACGGTAACCGACCAGTAAAGATTTACTAAGAATGCCCCCAGACGGTGGCTTTAAACTGTCTGCTCTCATGGAAAAACGACCATGCTTGAATTCGCTGAAAGCGTATTGAAAGAAGTTAGGAAGTTACAGGAAGACTCCGAGGGACTAGTGCTCAATGGCGCTATTTCCGACATGGAACGCTACCGTTTCCTTATGGGCCGTCTGGAAGGCATAAAGCTTGTGGATCAGATTATCCGAGACAAATTGGATAAACATTCAGAAGAATTTTAACCCACCAGAGAGACCTATATGGAACCTGAAAAGAAACTTACGCACTTAGAGGAAAAGTGGAAGGCAGAGGCTAAAGATGAAGTAGCCGAAAGCACTAAGCTAACCCTTGACGATGCGTACACCGAAGAAGGAAAAGTCGCTGAACACGGCCTTTCCGACTCTGTTTTAGACCTTATTCCGCAACCCACTGGATGGCGACTAGCTATCCTGCCTTATCGTGGCGCTAAAACCACTAAAGGCGGAATTGTGCTTGCGGATGAGACCCGTCAACGAACACAACTGGCAACTAATGTCGGCTACGTGTTGAAGGTAGGTGGCCTATCTTATGCTGACGAGTCTAAGTTTCCCCACGGTCCGTGGTGCAAGCCGGGCGATTGGGTGATATTTGGTCGATACGCGGGGTCTCGGATTCAGATAGATGGCGGCGAGATTCGTCTGTTAAACGACGATGAAATCTTAGGGATAGTAAATGACCCTGAAGACATTCTACATATGTAAGGAGGCTTTTTATGAGTGAATCAATGACAGAAGAGTTAGACTTTAATGTTGGCGAAGATGAGCAGGAAGCCACCATTGAGATGAACGAGGACGGCTCTGACGCTAAATTAGCGGTGGAAGAAGAGGCGGAAGTAGTACAGGAGGGCGCTAAAAAAGCAGGTCCTGCGGAAGAAGATTTAGATGACTATTCGGGCAAAGTTAAAAAACGAATAGACAAGCTTACTGCTCGGTTAAGAGAGACTCAGCGTCGTGAAGAGGCCGCTCTTGATTATGCCCGTAACGTAAGGGATCAAAACGAACAGCTTGAGCAACGATACCAGAAGACTGACACGGAAAGGCTGCAAGAAGCCCAAGGCCGTGTTGACAGTCACCTAATAGCTCTAAAGCAAGTTATTAGAAAGGCCCGTGAAGAGGGTGACATAGATACCGAGACGGAAGCTCAACAGCGTCTTACCTCTATGGTTTGGGAGCAAAACCGCCTTAACGAGACGACAAACCAACGTCGTCAGGAAGCGCAAAGGCCTAAGCCTCCCCGAGAACAGCCTGAAATACTACGCCCAAGAATGCCTGAGCCAGACATGAAGGCCGAGGATTGGGCAGAAAAGAACGCTTGGTTTGGTGAAAATACGGTGATGACCCACACAGTTAGGGGAATTCACATGGATTTAATCCAAAAAGAAGGGTTTGACCCAAGCACCGACGAGTACTATAGTGAGATCGACCGTAGGATGAGCCAAATATTTCCTAGTGAATATGGCATTGAGCCTACGCAACAAAACAACAGGACTAACCGACCCGTGCAAACGGTAGCTCCTGCAACCCGATCTTCGGGAGTAAATAACTCAGCACGCCGCTCTGTAAGGTTGAGTCCGAGTCAGGTTGCGATAGCAAAAAAACTTGGGGTTCCACTTGAAGAATATGCCAAATACGTTAAGGAGTAATTGAAATGACTGAGAATAGCGTGCCAAAACTTAATCGTAGTGTTCGTGATTCGGATACCCGTGAGACCACTACGCGCCGCAAGCCTTGGGCACCTCCTTCACGATTAGACGCGCCTCCTGCGCCTGCGGGCTACAAGCACCGTTGGATCAGGGCTGAATCAGGCGGGGTAGATGACCGTACTAACATCGCAGGGAAACTCCGAGAGGGGTATGAACTGGTTAGAGCGGACGAGCACCCTAACTTCGACTCAGGTGTTCAGGATGACGGCAAGCATGCAGGGGTAATCTCTGTAGGCGGATTGTTGTTAGCTAGAATACCCGATGAAACAGCAGAAGAGCGTCGACAGTTTTATTCTTCGCGGACCCATGATCAGATAAGGGCAGTCGATAACGACATGTTGAAGACGAATGCACACTCGTCAATGAAGATCAACTCGCCGGAAAGACAGTCTAAAGTAAGCCTCGGTGGCCCAAGATCGGGTTCCGAGTAATCTTAATTTAAAGGACATTTATCATGGCAAATGCAGACAAAGCCTTTGGCTTACGTCCGCTTGGTAACCTTTCTGGCACTGGTAGCCAGAAGCAGTACGGTTACGAAATTGCGGACAACCAAGCGGGAGCTATCTTCCAAGGTGACCTAGTCACTCTGAAAGACGGCTACATATTGCAGTTTGACCCTTCAAGCCACAGTGCAGCGGTCGGCGTGTTTAATGGTTGTTTCTATACAGACCCAACCACTGGCAAGCCCACTTTCTCAAACTATTATCCCGGTTCAGTGAACATCACTCAGGGTAAGATCACCGCAGACGTACTCGATGATCCTAGCCAGTTGTTCCTTATCCAAAACGATGGTACTTCAGCCGCCGCAAACTACGGCAAGAACGCTGATATCGTTGTTGGAACGGGCAGCACTACAACAGGTGTTTCAGCGAACGAGTTGGATACATCAGGTATTGCCACTACTGCAGCACTAAACCTTAAGATCATTGGTCTTTGGGACGTGCCTAACAACGCAGTCGGTGCCAACGCGGTGGTTGTAGTTAAAATTAACGAGCACCTTTACGGTTCTGCCGGTGTTGCAGGTCAATAGGAGACTTAGGTCATGGCTATATCACGTTCACAACTAGTAAAAGAGTTGGAGCCAGGTCTAAACGCTTTGTTTGGTCTGGAATACAACAATTACGATACCGAGCATACTGAAATCTACGAGACAGAGTCTTCGGACCGAGCCTTTGAAGAGGAGGTGATGCTATCCGGGTTTGGCGAAGCGCCAGTTAAATCAGAGGGTTCGGGTGTTGCATTCGATCAAGCCCAAGAGGTTTACACTGCTCGCTACACTCACGAAACAGTGGCTTTGGCCTTCTCACTGACTGAAGAGGCAGTGGAAGACAACCTGTACGACCGACTATCGGCTCGTTACACAAAGGCGCTCGCTCGTTCAATGGCGACAACGAAGCAGATTAAAGCTGCTTCTATCCTCAACAACGCTTTCACTACCTCTATTGGCGGTGACGGCAAGCCTCTCTGTGCGACAGATCACCCCACACTAGGTGGGCCTAATCTGGCAAACGAGCTGGCTGTTGCGGCAGACCTTAGTGAGGCTTCTCTTGAGCAAGCTCTTATCGACATCGCAGCGTTCACTGACGAGCGCGGCCTGAAGATTGCTGTTCAAGGTACTAAGCTGATCATCCCTAAGGAGCTTCAGTTCACGGCAGACCGCATCATGAAGTCTACTCTTCGTGTTGGCACTGCTGATAACGACATCAACGCCGTGCGTAACATGGGTATGGTTCCACAGGGCTACAAGGTAAACCATTACCTCACAGACCCTGATGCGTTCTTTATCATGACTGACGCGCCTAACGGCATGAAGATGTTTAACCGTGTAGGGATCAAGACCGGCTTTGAAGGCGACTTCGACACCGGCAATGTTCGCTACAAGGCACGTGAGCGCTACAGCTTTGGCTTCAGCGATCCACGTGGTATCTTTGGCTCACCGGGTACTCCGTAAGCCAGAAGACGAAAGTCAGGAAAGGCCCTTCGGGGCCTTTTTTCGTTTGAGAAGTAACAGTTATGCCTAGACAAACTAAAGTAAAGCCTGTTTCACAAGGTTCCCGATTATGCACTTCGTGCAACAAAGTAAAGCCGCTGTCCCAATTTGAGACCTTTAAAGAAGGGCAGATACGGGGCGTCTGTCGGCATTGTGTGACCCTCCAAAGATCGAAAAAAACCTCGGCTACTCCTGAAGCCTACATCCGGGTCTTAAACACGCAGTTAAAATCTCAGCGTCTCAAACAAGGCATCCAATACGATCTAACCACAGAGGAAGTTATCGAGATTTGGGAGGTGCAGGAGGGTAAGTGCGCTCTTTCTGGCGTCCTCATGACCCATCAAAGAGATGGCACCTACGGTGATAAAAAGCCAAAAGAACTTAACGCATCGATAGACCGGATAAATCCCCAAGGTCCTTACGTACGGGAAAACGTACAGCTAGTTGCTGCTAGGGTAAATACCATGAAGCACACCCTCGGCCAAGACATGTTCATGTGGTGGGTAAAAAACGTACATGACAATTTAATAGGTTAAGATTTTCTTGAAATATGTACATATCGGGGTAAAGAACATTTACGAGGCCCGCATTAAGTGATATGTTGGGGGTGCTGCAATTTCGCAGTAATCAAATTAATGCTTTGATTTTTGTTTTTTTAGTGTGTTTATCTCCCTTGAAGAGACTTGGCCCATCCTTACAGATGGGCCTTTTTTATTTGTGCAACAAGGAAACAACTGGTATATACTGTTATAAATCCGGAACCAAACCGGCCTATCTGACAGTTTCCGGACTGACGACATGCAGACAGATAAGCCCCATAACTCGCATGTGAGGATTTCCCAATGAGTTCAACAACTTTTTCAGGCCCGGTCACCTCGACCAATGGTTTTGTCGGCGATGTAACTGGCGATGTAACTGGCGATGTAACCGGCGCAGTCGTTGCGACCACTATCACCGCTTCTAGCAACGCTACCCTATCCGGCACTGCTAACGTCATCATTATCCCTACTAGTGACCCCGGTGTTACTGGCGCTATCTGGAATAACGGTGGAACTCTGGCTGTCTCAGCGTAGGTTTCTCACTCAATAGGAGTAACTTATGAGCGCAAGTAACATTGAGCTAGTTACCAAAATACCTGTGGGTGCAGCAGCCGTTAGCGCAGCAGCAATCTCGGGCCGAACACGCCTGTATGGCATCTATTACACTTGTACAGCCACTGCTTCTTCTTTTGAAATTAGAAACGGTGCTGCGGACACGGCCACCTCTTTGATTACTATTCATACCCCTGCAGCAGCCGGACAGTATGAGATAGATATCCCAGACGGCGGAGCTTTGTTTAATGCAGGTGCATTTATTGACGCAGCCGACACTGAGATAACCAGTGTGACCTTGATATATGCAGGCGGAGCGGCGGCCTAATGGCTTCCACGAAGGCGGTTAAACGCACGCCTTCTGGGCGTGTAGCTTATCGAGGCGAGACTTTTTCAGGCTACAACAAGCCTAAAAGAACCTCAGGAGGCAGCAAGAAGTTTGCTGTTTTAGCCAAGAAGGGTGACGACGTAAAGCTAGTGCGCTTTGGTGATCCGAACATGACTATCAAAAAAGCTATACCTGAGCGCCGAGCTAACTTTAGGGCCCGTCACAATTGTGACACTGCAAAAGACAAGTTCAGCGCACGATACTGGAGCTGTAAAAAATGGTAGCTAAAAAAGGTTTATATGCGAATATCGCGGCCAAAAAGGCGCGCATAGCCGCAGGTTCTGGCGAAAAAATGCGTAAAGTAGGCACCAAAGGTGCCCCTACCGCAGGCGCATTTAAACAGGCTGCTAAAACTGCCAAGCCCGTAGCCAAGAAGGATGGGGGAATAGTCAAGAAGGGCTCACACCGCATGCCTGATGGCACGATTATGAAGAATTCGGCTCATAAGGGCCGTAATACAACCAGACGAGGTAAGTAACATGGCCGGACGTGGAATGGGTGCCGCTACCAGAGGCGGAGGATGCGTAGGAACAGGTCCTAGAAATAAAGTTGAATCTAAGCCTAGCCGTAAGGTGGGTGACCCCGTCATGATGAACAAAGGAGGCATGGCAAACAGTAAGAAAAGCTTTCCTGACATGAACAAAGACGGCAAAGTGACTCAAGCTGACGTTCTTATGGGCCGTGGTGTCAAAAAGAAAATGGGCGGCGGGATGATGTATAAGTAATGGCTACTTCAGGAACAACAGACTTTAATTTATCGATTGACGACCTCGTAGAAGAGGCGTTCGAGCGTTGTGGCATGCAGATGACTGCAGGCTATCAGCTTAACTCGGCTCGTCGTTCGTTAAATCTGTTGTTTTTGGATTGGGCAAATCGAGGCTTAAACCTGTGGACCATAGAGCAAGCTACTTATGCTTTGGTCCAAGGCGACGCTGAGATATCCCTGCCAACAGATACAGTCAATGTTTTGACAGCAGTTATCCGTCAGACAACTAACGGGCAGCAGCAGGATATAAACATCGAGCGTATTGGACGGGAGGAGTACCTTAACGTCCCCGACAAGCTTACGCAGGCAAGACCGTCGCAGATATACATCGAGCGTACAAATACACCTAAGGCTTATTTGTACCCTGCAGCAGACAAGGCGTATACGTTGGTTTACTACCGCATACGCCGCATGGAAGACGCCGGAGATTACACCAATAATACGGACGTTAATTTCAGATTCCTTCCATGTCTGGCCTCAGGACTGGCTTATATGCTGTCTTTGAAATATGCCCCAGACCGCACGGGCGCGTTGCAGCAGATGTATGAGCAAGATTTTGACCGAGCGGCACAGGAAGATAGAGACACGGCAAGCACGTACTTTCTTCCCGACGTAGGATTTTAAAATGGCTCAGGCAACGGGTAAGTTTTCTTACGCCCTTTGTGACTATTGTGGGCAACGCTACCCCTACCAGACACTGGTAAAGAACTGGAAGGGGTTTATGGTTTGCCCCGAGGACTATGAGCCAAAAGAGCCGCAGCTAACCCCGCTAAAGTACAGGGGTGATGCAATAGCTCTACAGGACCCTCGTCCTGACAGAACTGAGCCGCTGAGCGTGTTTGTTAATAACACCGGCGGAGATACACCCTTTGAGACAGTGCCGGGATCAATGCAGCCTGCCCCTCCTGCGATTGCAGTTGAAGGCGTGGGCACACTTGGAGCGGTTACGGTGGTGACTACATGACCTATGATGAGTTAGTGACAAATATTCGTAACTATACCGAGGTAGACAGCAATGTCTTTTCCAACTCGGTAATAGACACGTTTATTTTGATGGCGGAAAACCGCATCATGCGGGATATTGATCTAGATGTTTTTAAGATTGAAGCCACCGCAAACATGACCTCAGGCAATCGTTTTCTAGTTGCACCAAGCGATATACTTACTCATCGCTACATTATGGCGACGTTAAGTGGAGACCAAACTTTTCTGGAGTTTAGGGACACCTCTTTTATGAAAGAGTACTGGCCTGATTCTACAGTGACAGGAACTCCCAAGTATTACTCCGTATGGAACCAAAATACTTTTTATATCGCCCCTACACCAGACGCTAACTACGAAGTTCAGTTAGGTTACATATATAAGCCGCAACAGTTGTCGTCCACAAATACGACAACGTGGGTAAGCACTGACGCCCCCGAAGCGCTTTTATATGCGTGCCTTATTCAGGCATACAGTTACACCAAAGGTCCGCTCGAAATGCTGAAATATTTTGAAGACAGCTATAAGCAGGCAATACAAGGTCTCGGCATCGAGCAGCAGGGTCGCCGTCGTCGTGATGAATTTAGAGATGGCATGATTAGATTGCCCATTAAATCTGAATCTCCCGGCCCGTAACATTAAAGAGAGGAAACACAAATGGCTATTTCACAGGCTATGGCAACATCATTCAAAGTTCAAATCCTTGGTGGAGACTTTGATTTCAGCAGCGGTACAGGGCAGGTCTTTAAGATCGCGTTGTTTACTTCATCGGCTACGCTAGGTGCGACTACTACTGCGTATGCTACGACTAATGAGGTTACAGGCACGGGCTATACTGCGGGCGGTAACACCCTGACTATTTCTGCAAACCCTGCGTCTAGTGGCACCACAGCGTTCCTAGACTTTGCTGATACTACGTGGTCTACAGCGACTATTACGGCTCGCGGCGCTTTGATCTACTTGGCTGACGGCGTCACGGACCCTGCTGTTGCAGTTCTGGACTTCGGTTCGGATAAGACCTCTACTGCGGGCGACTTTACTATTGTCTTCCCTGCGGCTGACGCGAGCAACGCCATTCTTCGTATCGCTTAGGTCCTGATATGACTGACGTTACGGTCCCACTCTCCGGTTGGGGATTCAGCACTTGGGGTACGGATTCGTGGGGCGAAGGTCAGGCTCTGCCTGTCGGTACAGGTGAGGTAGGGTCGGTAGCGGTAGCTGCGGGTGCCGTTGTAAGTGTTACCGGCGTAGTTGGCACAGCGGCTTTAGGAACGGCTGTAGCGCAGGCAAGTGCGAGCGTTTCGGTTACTGGGGTTAGCGCCACGGGCGTTGCGGCTTATACGGTCTGGGACGCTACTGTTTACTTTGGTGGGTGGGGTAGAGGCGCGTGGGGGCAGGGCCCTTGGAGCGAATCTATTGGTCTTTCTGCTACAGGCGCAGTAGGCTCGGTTGAAGTCCAAGAAGGCGTAGGGGTATACGTCACTGGCGTACAAGCA